GGAGAAAAATATTATGGAAGTGTCCCTATCAGAGATGATAATACATGTAGTTGGGGGGTCATCGATGTTGATCGCTACAATATACAACATAAGGAAGTTATATCGGTTATACGGAAAAGGAAATACCCGTTTATCCCATTCAGATCAAAATCCAACGGACTCCATTTAATTTTATTTATAGATGGTGTTGTTGCAGCATCATCAATGAGAAAAAGATTAATCGAGTTTGCATCTGATTTAGGTTTAAATGATACCACTACTGATATTTATCCCGCACAAGATGAAGTTGATTTAACACCTGAAGATTGGAATCAAAAAAGAAAAGGTAACTTCGTAAATTTACCATATCAAAAATCACATATGACAACGAGAGTTGCTATGGATAATGAAGGTAATTCTATAAAACTAGAAAACTTATATAAATTTGTTTCTGACTATAGGATGACTCCAGCAGAGTTTAAAAAACTTAAAATATTTCAAGATGATGAGACTAAAGAATTCCCACCTTGTGTTGTAAACTTTATGAAAAACAAAGTTCAAAAAGGTGAAGGTCGTAATGATGCAATGTTTAACGTAGCTGTATTAGCTAAAAAAATAAATCCAGACCCAGTAATGTATGAAGATTGGACAAGAAACTTGATGACTAAAGTTTGTTCTGAACCTCTTCACCCACAAGAACTAAATAATATTTTTAAAGGTGTTGAGAATAAGGAATATGCTTACAAGTGTAAAACTTCTGTAGCAAGAATGCATTGTTCTTCAAGTACGTGTTTAAAAAGAAAACATGGAATTGGTGCAAATGTAGCTATGCCTGAAGTTGGTAAGTTATTAAAAGTAAATTCTTATCCAGAACCTTATTGGATTTTACCAATTCATGGTAAATCAATTAGACTTTCAACAAAACAATTGTACCAACAGCAACTGTTGGGAGAACAACTTCTTAATTACGATATTGTATGGCGACCTTTAAAGCCCACTAAAAGAGATCCAGATCCTTATAGAGATTGGTTAGATGAATTAATGTCAAACAAACAAGACATGGAAGGTTTTGATGCAGGTGAAGAAAGAGAAGATGTATTTAATTCTAGAATGACTAGATTCTTAGAAGATGTTGAGGATACTACTGAGTTTGATCAGATAGATTCTGGTAACATTTGGAAAGATGAAAGTGAGATGAGATTTAAACTAGAAACCTTCAAATCATTCATGAAAAAAGTAGGTTATAATTGGAATGAAAAAGAATGTACGAGTTTTCTTGAGCAAGGAAAAGCTTTGCCTAAGAAAAAGTTTCAAAACATTAGTAGCAGGCATTGGGTTGTAGCCTTGCCTCAACAAACAGAGCATAAAAATAAAGATGTCAAATTTAATAAAGCAAAATCTGCGTGGGAAGACAATTAAGATATTTGGACCACCAGGTACAGGTAAAACAGAAAATCTTTTAAAACGTGTGAAACGTTATTTAGAGAAAGGTTATTCTCCAGATGAGATTTGTTATGTATCTTTTACTAACAAAGCTGTAAATGAATGTGTTGCAAGAGTTAGACAAAAGTTTAAAGGTTATGATGAAGATGCTTTTTCATATTTTAGAACACTACATTCTCTGGCCCGACAACAGTTTGCTGAAATTCCCGTTTTAGATCCTAAGGCAGATCTATTAATGTTTCATACTCAATACGGAACTGTCAAGGTAGGGTACAAAGACACTTGGGACGATCAAAAAGTATATAATAATTGGTCACTTCAAATTTATGATAGAGCAAGAAACATGAAGGTAGATCCTGTGTGGCTTTACAAACAACAACCTAGAAAAACAGTTAGACTTCAACAGTTTAAATCAATTATTGAAGGTTACAAAAACTTTAAAACAATGGAGATGGAGACAGGACAACGGACAGCGGACAGATTAGATTTTACTGATATGGTAGAAAAGTTTGTTACTGACGGTTTAGTTGTACCTTTTAAAATTTTAATGGTAGATGAAGCTCAAGATTTAACACCTTTGCAGTGGGATATGGTAGTTAAAATGGCTCAAGCAGTAGAAAGAGTTTACATCGCAGGTGACGATGACCAAGCAATTTATGAATGGAACGGTGCTGATGTTAATTTGTTTCAAACATTCCCAGGTAAAGCATTGGTCCTTAAAAAAAGCGTAAGATTAAATAAGAATATACATTTTTTTTCTAAGTGTTTACTTAACTCTATGGGTAATAATCGTATTCAAAAAGAATTTTTATCTAATGGTAAAGAGGGATCTATTCATAGATGGAATGCATTAAAAAAAGTTCCTTGGAGTATGGATGGCAGTTGGATGGTATTAGCTAGAATTAATGATGTTAAAAGAGAACTGCAACAGGAGGCAAGAAACCTTGGTCTATACTATCAAGACCAAAAAAATAATAAATCATTTGATCCGAATCAATTCTCAGCGATAAATTATTGGAAGAAAATATGTGAGGGAGGTAGTATAACTAGAGAAGAAGCTACAACTATGTATGAGTTTTTATTAAATATTGATCACGGCTACCGGTCACAAGATAGTAAAAAATGGTCTTTTGCACATCCAAATGAAGTGTTTACATTTGATGAATTACATTTAAGGTGTGGTATGCGTGATGAAAAAGGCCTGTGGAATCAAGTATTTAAGAGAAAATTTAAAGATAAAGACAAACAATATTTTCAAAAACTTATGAATGAGGGTGTAGATTTATCACAACCACCTAAAATAATTATAGATACTATTCATCAAGTAAAAGGTGGGGAGGCTGATAATGTTGTCCTGGCGAGTAAATGTAATTTTCCTTCACATTTCGAGAAAAAAAATTTAGCAGAGAAAGTAAAAGAACTTAGGGTTTGGTACACAGGTGCTACTAGATCTAAAAGCACGTTACATCTGTTGGGCACTTACCACCAATATAACTTTCCATTAGGAAAATATTACAAACAATATGAGGCTAATTATGTCAGATAAAAATATGTTCGATGAAGCATTCCCAGACGATAAACAAATTGGAGGATCTCATTACAAAGAATTTTTAATCCAACCTTGGACATTTATAAGAAAAAATGGTTTAAATCCATTTCAAGCAAATGTAATTAAATATGCTTGTAGGTATTTATTAAAAGAAAAAACAATAGAGGATTTAGAAAAAATAAAACATTATTGTGATTTAGAAATTAACCATTTAAAAGATGCCAAAAAAAAGAAAAAATAAATTAATTATGTGTGAACATTGTAATGAATGGGTTGCAGTAATAATACATGAATATAGTTATTATTGTGCGGACTGTGCCTTGTTCGATATGGGCATCCCATTTAAAAAAACTATATCAATAGAAGATGCAAACTTAAGTAGGAAAATACAATGACTCACCAATTAAATTTTATATACAATGACTCTGATTGGGTTTGTCCAGCGGAGTATCCAGATTTATCTAAAGCAACTGAAATTGCAATTGACTTAGAAACTAAAGATCCAAACATTAAAACTAAAGGACCAGGTTGGGCTACATTTGATGGACATATAGTAGGATTTGCTGTGGCTGCATTAGGCCAACAATGGTATTTTCCTATAGCTCATGACGCAGGAGGTAATATGGATTCTGCAATTACAACAGCTTGGATGCAGGACATTTTAAAATTACCTGCAACTAAAATATTTCACAACGCTAGTTATGATGTTGGTTGGTTATTGGTAAATGGTTTTGAGATCAAAGGTAAGATAGTCGACACCATGATTGCAGCAGCAATCATCAATGAAAATAGATTTAGTTTTAGTTTGAATGCATGTGCTAAAGATTATTTAGGTGAAATTAAAAATGAAACGTTTTTAAATGAAAAAGCCAAAGAATGGGGAATTGACCCAAAAGCAGACATGTGGAAGCTGCCTGCGGGCTACGTAGGCTTCTATGCAGAGCAAGATGCAGGGCTAACCCTACGTTTATGGGATAGGCTTAAAACAGAGATATCTAAGCAGTCCCTACACGATGTTTGGGAAATGGAAATGGAATTATTGCCTATTTTGATTGATACAAGGCGTAGAGGGATAAGAGTTGATGAGGAAAAGGCTAGAGGTTTAAAAAAAGAATTTGTAGCTAAAGAAAAAATAATTTTACAGGATATTAAAAAACAAACTACTTTAGATGTAGATATGTGGGCTGCTCGATCTGTTGCTCAAGTGTTTGATAGGATAGGAGTTGAATATCCACGGACAACGAAAACAGATGAACCAAGCTTTACACAAAACTGGTTAGTAAATTGTGATAACCCGATAGCGCAACTAATAAGACAAGCAAGAGAAATAAATAAATTTCATTCAACATTCATAGACTCCATTCAACGTTATGTTCACAAAGGTAGAATTCATTCTGAAATAAATCAATTACGTTCTGACCAAGGAGGAACTGTGTCTGGACGTTTATCATATTCCAACCCTAACCTGCAACAAATTCCTGCAAGAAACAAAGAGTTTGGAGACAAAATTAGAAGTTTGTTTCTACCAGAAGAAGGTAGACAA